TGAATGAGGAGGAGCGGTATGAACACACTCCTCCCAAGCTGTACAACTACTCGGCTAGTCCTGCTATGAACAACGCAAGATCAGCAATCACATCGTCATCCAAGTACGTGCGATAAGGTCGCCACTCCAACTTGGCCTCTTCGAAGTACTCCTCGATCTGCTCAAGTACGTACTTGCGTACGTCCTCAAGCTGCTCAATCGTGGCAGCCTCGTTCATAATGCGACTCATACGAACCAGGTTCCATTCCTTAATACGTTCGAACAACTTCATGTGAATCTCCTTTATACTAGTGTCCGTACATACCGTCCGAAGCAATCCGTGGTCGATCGCTACTAGCAATCAGTAGCGACCGGCCATTAACCATCAGCTAGCTGAGAGTTGTCTCCTTGAGACCTACCAGGTTCTCGCCCTCTCTTGCTATTCTCATCTTCTCCACACCTCCGGCTTTATACCGGATGTACTTCATGCCTAAGATTATTACTACCTCCTTATCTGTGATGTACGTACCTGTGTTGTACTCCTTATGGTACGCATGCTGACGCTGCAACTTAGACGCTTTCGCTATCATTGCCTCTTCGTTCATCGTGTTCTTCTTGCTCTTCGTGCTAGCCATGTTACTTGTTCCTTTCTGTGCTTATAGCACATGCACCCTCTATGGGATGCGAATATGGGTGGAGAACTGCTCCACTACAGACTGCGAATTGCTGCACATACTGCCCAGACTCCTAGGCACAGTATTACCAGCCCAAACCCTCCTACAACGATGTTACAAAGAGCCTGCATCGCTTGCTCTACCATGATATCACCTCCTCTCTATGTAGAATACGTAGGATAGCTTATCCATACTTCTGTATCTACCGGCTACAATAACGAGGACCTCCACTAGCTACATCGCTTCTCCACCTGCAGCACGAGAATACGATGCATAATCTTCTTCATGATTGAGTATATGTTCTCCTCTCTAGTCTCAAGTCGTTCGGACTCTAACCCACGACCTACTGCATGGGCATAGTAAGCTTGCGTTCGTGCGTCCATCCACATCTTACGTAATGCCCACAGCGCCTCATGAAGCTTCTTGTATTCAGACATAATACTACTCCTTTCGTACATACTGTATCTACCGTCCGATATGAGTGTCCTTACTACTTACTATCTACTACTACAGGCCGCACCTCCTGTCCTCTCTCCTTAGCTGCTGTTACTATTTTACTTAGCACCTTCGTAGAAACTACTACACTCACTTCATCCTTCAAGTACATTCTAACTCTGTCCTTATCAAACTTGCTTACGTATAGCTTCACAACAGACTCCTTTCGTACACTAGAGAATACGATATACTTCTGATCATACTGCAAACCATTTCATATACTCCTCCCGTATTTAATTACATATAGAACACGCTCTTTGCTATATCATACATCCGCATTCCTGACGATCTGCAACCAATTTTACCAATAGTCTCAGAATTTCGCCTAATACTTAACATATCGCCTCGAATAACATCGAAGGGCCCAGTTGACTTGTACACGGGACTATGGTATAATGGATACAAGGACCGCTGCATTAAGTCCGTGTGAATGCCAGAGGTAAAATCACACCGACACGGGAGACAGCACAATGACCAGCACCAGTGACACCGTCACTAGCACCAGTGAATCTAACAAATTCATTGATCTATCATCAATTGACGCCGGCGATGAGCTCAACAAGGATGAGCAGCTCAAGCAGGCGGTATTTGATATGCTGTGCTCTGGTTGGTCAGCTGCGGCCATTTCTCGTCACCTCCTACGTACTCGTGGTATTCAAATCCGACCATACACTATCAAACAGTTCTTCGACAATATCCCAGCGTCGCTGATACTTCCCCCTTCCTTCATCAAGAAGAAACTACTTGAGCTTGATATACAGGTAGACGCGCTGGGTGAGATGCAACGACTTCTCGCGATCACTGAGGAGCGTCTTTCAGTTGCATTGCTAGTCGAGGACGTAGCTCCTAGCGAAGACGCTGGAAGCGGTAGCAAACGCGGCATTACCGTTGAAGGCACTCGAATGACTCAGGTCTATTGGGGAATGCTGGCTGAGTTCATCAAACTCCAGCAATCTCTTGGTGATATACCCAAGGTAGCAAGCGAGCTTCATTTGTCTAGCGGAGAAGCTGCGAACGGTTCGGGCGGGCAGGGACCAAAGACCCTACGCGAGCTACTCGAAGAGACCAAGGCCGCAACTGACGCGCACGTCGTTTCTGATGCATCTGACGACGATGCAGTCCCTACCTTTGCTGAAACAACCGAACCAGAACCAGAACCAGAACCAGAACCAGATAACGGCGAATTGCGTTCGGCTAGAGACTCATAGGCCTAACTAAAAGCCTAACGGCTTAATCTGGTCAAGAGTGAACTACGGAACGCCTGTCGCATTCCCGGGCTCGCAAGTCCTCCGACTACGCGGGCTCGGGTACATGGAGATTTATACTCTCCTTGATCCACCCTAGGGAGTTTGTGCCTTGAGCCCACACAAACTCCCACCGGGGGGTGGTCACTAACGGAGGCAGTGAAGTATGACACAAGTACACGGAGCAATTGTAGAGCGCTCTATACATACGCGCGACCAGGATAAAACCCCTCCCCCTGTGCCCGAGGGTTCCACGTACATCTGGCTGACTCGAGGACGCTATGCGATCGTTGATGAAGATCGCTGGTGGGAACTATCGCGGAACAAGTGGCAGTACACATCGGACAAGTCAGGGTACGGAGTCGCTACGCGGTGGAAGACAGGCGGGGGAAAGATCCAAATGCACCGGCAAGTAGCTGAGTGTTTCGACGCAGACTTAAAGGTTGACCATATCAACGGGAACTCATTGGACAACCGCCATGAGAACTTGCGAGTTTGTACACACCAGCAAAATGCGCACAACGTAGCAAAGAGGCGCGATGGCGTCACATCGCCATACAAGGGTGTGTGGAAGCATAAGCGCTCTGGGAAGTTCGAGACTCAGATCACGGTCAACGGGCGAGTACACCACATCGGGATGTTCAACTCTGACGATGTTGCCGCACTAGCATACAACTACGCGGCGTTGCAGTGGTACGAGGACTTCGCATTCTTGAATGTAATCCCGGGCTACACAGATACTCGCGGCTATCCATTGGACGACGAGCGTGCTGACACGAGCGCTGTAGCACAAGATCAGGCTTTTGCTAAAGCCGGAATGGTATTAGACAATGCAGCTCGAGAGAATCGACTTGGAGCTAATACGGGAGACGCTGCTTAGGCTCTTTACCGTAGAACAGCTTGAAGAGAACGGACTACTCGATGCGGCTTTTGACAAGGACCTACGTGTTCAGTTAGCAGAGGTAGACCTAGAGTTCTTTTGTAGGTTCTACCTATCTCATCACTTTACTAAAGAGCCGGTTCCAATGCACAGGGAGTTGGCGGGTGACTTAGCTCATATCATTGAAACACCAGGACGTAACAACAACGTTGTAGCATGGCCTCGTGGCCATGGCAAGACAACGTGGGTAACACTGGGATTTCCACTCTGGTGCGCGGTGCTTAAGAAGCGTCACTACATGTTGATCATCTCAGACTCCCAAGATCAGGCCAAGGGACAGCTGGCTACGATCAAGGTAGAGCTAGAAGATAACGAGCGGATCCACGAAGACTTCGGAGAAAAGTTCCGAGGTCGGAAGTGGGAGCAGTCAGACATAGAACTAGCGTCGTACATCAAGATCTCGGCACTAGGTGCAGGAATGAAGGTTAGAGGCCGTAAGTATCGACAGTGGCGTCCTGACCTTATCATCGTTGATGACCCTGAAGACTTGAAGCAGGTTCAGAGCGATACGCAACGGGACGGTACTCAGAAATGGTTCTTCCAGTCAGTGATGCGTGCAGGCTGGGAGGACACGAAAGTGTTCGTCATCGGGAACTTCATCCACTATGACTGTTTAACACGGAAGTTGCATCAGAATCCTCTATTCCATAGCAAGACGTTCAAAGCGGTAACTGCGTGGGCTGAGAACGAGGAGTTATGGGCGTACTGGACAGAGATCATAACTAACTTGTCCAATCCGCGACGCGAGGTAGATGCAATGGAGTACTACCAAGCCCACGAAGAAGAGATGCTGGATGGTGCGGGAGTTGCATGGCCGGCCGCATATACGTACTACGAACTGATGGTAGCGCGAGTATCTGAGGGCGAAGCGTCGTTCTCGATGGAGCTACAGAATGAGCCTATTGATCCCTCCCAACGTCTATTCAAGCATTATGGGACGTTCAGACGTGAGTTGAGAGTGGATGGAGATGAGTGGCTAGTACCACTTAATGGTAGACCAGCAGTTCGCTTGAAAGACTGCACAGTCTTCGCTGCTACCGATCCTTCACTGGGAGCGAGCAATAAAGCAGATCCAAGTGCGATTGTGATAGTTGCTCGTGCAACCACGGGGCAGCACTTCATCTTGATAGCCGATATTAAGATTCGTCAGCCGGACAAGATTATCAACGCACAGAACCGATACGGCGATGAATACGTCATAAACAAGTGGGCTATCGAGTCGGTACAGTTCCAGGCGTTCTACGCTACCAAGTCTGGTGAGTCATCGATGGAGCGCGGAGCTAATCTACCGATCATTCCGCTAACGCAGTCTGGTAACGCATCGAAGGAGCTGCGCATCCAGTCACTGCAGCCTGCGTTCGCAAACGAGTACATTCTAGTGAACGAGTTCGGGCAGGAGCGTTTACGACGCGAGTTGTTCGAGTTCCCACTAGGAGCGCATGACGACGGGCTAGATGCTCTTGAAATGGCGTATCGGGTCTCGTTACAGTACCAGGGCACTTCCAGCGAGGCTGCTATAGAAGCAGACACGCACTCGTTCGCAGCATCACGAATGCACATGATGCTAACAACGCCCAAAGATGAATGGGCTAAGTACGACAGGGCAGCGGACGAGATGACGATACAACTTATGATTGAGCAAGGATATCCCAAAGAAGCTATAATACAGGCTAAAGAGCGGATGGAGGCAGATGCGTGTTGCCAAATAATGGTTACCTAGTCTTCGGACAGGACATACTTCCCAAAAACAACTCGTTGCGCACTCGACTTGCTCAGAAGCTTTTGGGCAAAGAGCCGCTGGCGATTCCTGGCGATCCTGGGAAGGATACTACTACAGGCTATTTGGAGTCGCAGTGGGAGATGTTCGAGCGTGCGTTCGCGCCGCTATCGCCGCAGCGTACTGAACAATACGAAGAGTACTTGAACATGGAAGAGTACGTCTCAGAGATTAGTTCAGCTCTCGACGCGTTGTCAGAAGAGGCGACGGGTACTGAGAAGGGTAGCAACAGATCGTTCAGAGTCGTATACTCAAAGGGCGGATCGGTTCGCGTTCAAAAGATCGTCGACGACATGTTCAGGCGTACGAAAGTGCACGAGAAACTCCGCGGGATTTGCCGCGACGCACTGCTGTACGGCGACAACTTCCAACAGATCGTTGTCAACAAGAAGAACCAGGTCGTGAGACTAATGCATATGCCTGCACCGAGCATGATGCGGAACGAAGATGCACAAGGGCTTCTAGACACTGGCCGTAAAGAGGGTTCGTGGGCGTACGAGCAATACGATGAACAGCAAAAGAACTTCATTGCGGGGTTCTTCGCATGGCAGATCACCCACCTACGCTGGAATCGTCGTGGTAGTGATTTGTACGGCCGATCAGCTCTGTTCTCAGGCGTATCGCCGTATCGCAAGCTCCGCTCGATGGAAGATGCACTAACAGCGAACTGGTTGACACGAGCGTTCGCACGGCTGCTGTATACCATCGATACTACAAGCATGAGCGAGCAAGAAGCGCGACAGGCCATTGCAAAGTTTAGAGCGTCGCTCCAGATGAATAAGTTATCTGCGAGCAGTATGGGCACCGAGGAGCTCTCAGTTGTAAAGGACATCTTCATCGGCAAGGGATACATTGAAGTTGGGGGAGATGTACTGGAAGGCCAAACCGATGTTCAGGTACTTGATACCTCGACCACAGGCTTCAGTAGTTTAGATCCCATTGAGTATTACCGCCGGAAGATTGTCACGGCTCTCAAGGTACCTCCACTATATTTGAATCTAGATTCAGAAGGCGAGAGCAGTACAACAATTTCGTATCAAGATCGTCGATATACCAGAGCTATCGGTACCGTGCAGCATCTACTCACGGAACTACTGACAAGCATGGTACATGTACAGCTAGTACTCGAAGGTATTGATCCGCAGCGCCTTGAGTTCTATATTGAGTGGCCAAATCCATCGCGGCGCGATCAGTTTGAGTTGTCGCAAACGATGCGGAACTTTGCCCAAGCCGCCGAAACGCTTTACAAGATAGGCGTGCTCGATCCCGAGTACGTAGCTACGGAGTGGCTTGATGTTCGACCCGATCAATGGGAAGAGATCAAGAAGCGGTTGGAAGAGAATTCCCTCGTCCCCCCTGTGGAAGGCGATGAGCGTGGTCGGCCGGAGGGAGCTCTAGGTAACATGGATGCAACGCAACGCGAACGCGAAGATGGTAAAGATGCAGAAGGTAAGGGATCGCAAACGCGTCAGAATCAGCGACAGGAGACTTAATATGTCAGAGACAACCCTTCTAGAGGTAATGGAGCTTAGTGTAGTAGCAGCTGAAGAAGCTGCAGCGCCTGATGCGCATTTGCGCTACAGGGCTACTGCGCTCATCGACAATGTGATGAGCTCGCACAAGCGTTTCTACTCTACGGAGTTTAACGATACAGCTATGGAGGCGACGAACGCGTTCATGGAAGCCGGCGGAGTTGTTACAGTATACAGCCGGCATGGAAGGGCAATGGGCGTTCCGGTTACGGGACAGCTACCCACCGGTCTTCCGGTTGGTAGAGTGAGCAAGCCTTTGTGGCGCGATGCAGACCGTATCAAGTATGAGGCCGTCATCGTGCCTACTGCAGAGGGAAAAGACGTACGGATCATATTGGAGAATGGAGTCATCCGCGGCTCTTCTATTCGCACTACTGCGTTCAAAAGCCATCAAGCAGCCGTCGGCGATCAAATGGTTACTGTGATGGATAGCGCGGTGATTCAGGGGATTGATCTCGCAGACGTTCCAGGAATCGCTGGTGCAGGAATTGAGGAGATCTTCGAGGAAGCTCCCACATTCGGAACCAAACCCGATGAGGAGGACACAATGGATTGGAAAGCGCTAACGATAGAGGAGTTGACGGCAAATCGATCTGACTTGCTTGAAGCGTACCTCGCCGCGCAGACAGTCATCGAAGGGTTCATGCAGACCGACGAGCATGAGCGCGCAATGAAGGAGCTCCAAGATCAAGTGGAGACGATGACTACCGCGCTAGAATCTGCAGGAGCTGCAAAGACTGACTCAAGCGCAACAGAATTGAAGTTGGCTATTGCCACAGCTGCACTGTTCGGTACGCCTAAGTTGGTGTTCGAACAGCTCACTGCGAAGGTGGAGAAGCCTGAGGACTTGACGCCGACGATCATCGAGGAAACTCGTAATGCGGCGTTGAGTCAGGCGATGACCGATCTGGGTATTACCGAGTCAGGCAATGGCACTTCGACGAAGGGCAAGGCGCGGCAGGACGATGATGACGGAGACGAAGGTGGCGGAGACGATTCCGTGCTGGAAGCTGATCACCGTGAGATGCTGCGAATGGCTGGAGCCGTGGTCGAGTAGGACCATCAGAAATCGTACATGAGTTATACATGGAGGTAAACTATGCCAGTACCGAAGGGATTCCTTACATCCCAAGATATGGTTCTCGCTGAGGGCGCTAGCTTTCCCGGACTGACGCAGACCCAGAGAGCTTACCGGGGAGCGTTGGAAAAGAAGTGGGCGTGGCTCTTGGAGGATCGTGAAGGGCTTCCCGAAATCAAGGGTGTGGGTATGCGACAAGCAATGGCCATGCTCTTTGAGAATCAGCAAGCAGCGTCAATGCCGGGCCTCATAGAGACGCAGGGGACAGGTGATTTCGTCCTGCCCGCTAAGTACTCTTTGCCGCTCGTTCGACGCGTGTGGCCACAGTTGTTGGCGACGAGGATTGCAACCATGCAGCCTCTGCCGCTCAGCTCCGGTGGTGTTGGAAAGATCTACTTCCAAGACTTCGAAACAGAGGACGCAAGTCCTAGCGGCGCGCCGGCAGCTGGTCGCGACTTGCAAGATATGTCTGCGGCCGACTCCGACTACGCTTACGCAGGACCAAGCGTGAAGTCGCTGACCAACTATCCAGGTGAATTCCCGGGTGGTACGGTTACCGGTGAAGGAACTGTTCCGCGGCGCATCAAGATGACTCTCACCGACGCCACCGTCGTCGCTGCAAAGGACATCTTGGCTGCTACGTGGTCAACTGAAGTCATGGAAGACGTTCGTGGTGTGTTTGGTATCGATATAGAGAGCGAACTGGTTCAACAGTGCGCTGCTGAGATTCTTCGCGAGATGGACCAGCGCGTCATTAGCGACATCGTAAATGGTGCGTCGGCTGGTACCGCAACTTGGCACTGGACGGTAGCAACCGACTATCTGGCACGCGAGTGGTACGAGACTCTCATGCATGCGTTCATCGATGCTGAGCAGCTCCTTTGGGCCGCCCGCTATCGACAAGCTGATTGGATCCTCTGCGGTGCCAACGTGGCAAGCTATGTTGCTAAGTCCCAGCAATTCCAGGGACGCGACGGTGCATCGCGATACAATGAGCTCAGTGCTGGTATTGTGGATATGGGTTCGTACAACGGTCGGTGGGACATGTACACTAGCGTGTTCATGGACACAAACACTGCCGTGATGGGGTTCTACCCACGTTCGATGACGGACACCGGGTACATCCTCGCGCCGTATATCCCGATCACGCCTATGCCGCTTATCTATGCCACCTTCCGTGATGTTGCTGACGCAACGTTGCCGGGTGCGCTCGAGAACCGCGACATGTGGTCGCGCAACATCCGCACGCGCTACGCACGCAAGTTGGTGCAGGGTAACTGCTTTTCCAAAATCACCATCTCGGCGTAGTAGCCATCAGAAGTACATCCGTAGGCGAGGGAGGCACTCACTATGGGAATGTCGGTTTTGAAGGTCGACAACTTGACAGGCGTACCGCACATACTGCATCACGATGGTCAGTTAGTACGTCTGCCACGTAAGGGGACTTCAGAGCCAATTCCTGCTTCCCTCGCGCTACAGCTACTCGGACAGGGAATGGTAACTATTCCTGATGGCCAGTTCATTCCGGAGAATTGCGAGTGGCTAACGCCTGAAGGAATGCCGATGATAGGTTGGCAATCGCCGTTCTCAATGGGCGATGGTTATGCTACTGCAGCTGAGCATACGATGCATGCAGCTATCAAAGCCGGGGTGGACGTGCAGGCTGCACATCTATGGTTTCTAGTTGAAGATGGGTTACTTCCTGAGACGCTGAAGCTGCTACACACTCCTCAACTTCCTAACAGATTGGTTGGTGTGTGCATGGCTACGCCGGGCGAGTTCAAGAAGATCCCAGCGCCGTACAAAATCGGCTGGACGATGTACGAGACTACAGACCCACTCGTAGCACATCCTGAGTGGCGGCACGAGTGTAACTTGGTAGACCGACTGTGGGTACCATGTGACTGGTGCGCTGGAGTGTTTGGTGAGTTCGTACACCGTCCAATCGATGTTGTACCATTAGCAGTGAATCCACTATATTGTAATCCAGTTCGGCGTGAACCTAAGGATACGTTCACTGTAATCTGCTTCGCAACTCTAACGGGCCGTAAGTCGCCTAAAGAGACGCTCGAGGTATTCGAGAAAGCACTGCCTCGAGATGAATGTCCAGATGCCCGAATGATATTCAAGACTCGTCTCGGCTTCTTCGGACATGATCTATACCAGCTTCCAGATTTAGACGATCCGCGGGTAAGTGTGATTTCGGAGGATTGGTATCAAGAGAAGATGCTGCAGTTTATGATGCAGGCGGATTGCATGTTGTACCTACCTAAAGGTGAGGGTTATGGACTAACGCCTCGAGAAGCTATGGCAACTGGGTTATTTGCAATCGTAGCTGAACATACTGGCATGATTAACATGTGCCATACGGACTTTAACATTCCAATACCTACGAAGAGCTTAGAGCGCTCGCGAGAGCTTGGCGGCGATTGGCACATTCCTGATTATGACTTCGCAATAGATGCACTGCGTTGGGCTTACGACAACCGAGAAGCCGCACATGAGATGGGATACCAAGGCGGTCGGTGGTTGATAAATACGCAAGGTCCCGAAGCTGTAGGTGTTGCAGTTAGAGAGACGCTGCAGCGGCTATCTCCAGATGTTGAGCTCGGCGCCAATCTTAAGCATCGCCGAATTCGGGAAGAATCATTCCCGGCTTTTGTCACTAGTGAGCTACGTGAGCAGTACAAGTGGTGTTATGAACGAGTTGCGGAACTATGTGTTTCGGAGATAGCTAGTATTCACATAGCAAACCTGCAAGCAGGCGTTGAGCGTGATGTAAGCGTAGCGATCCCGAGTATGGAGGTATCGCGAGCGTTTCCGCGTACTAGTGAAGTAGCTATGTTGTCTATTGGACAATTTCACTACTTGATGGACGACGAGATTCGTAGGTATGTTAGAACCGCTCTACTACAGCATCGTCAACTGTTTATAGTAGTGCCTACAGTGCACCGAGATAAGAGAGCATTTCAGTCTGAGCGACTAATGCGTTCAGAGCAGTGGGATTTCATTCTACAAGGGTTTAACGTTTCAAAGATAGAGTATCGTAAGGATAAGCAGTATCTTCTCATTGCAATATCGAACATTGGTCTGTCCCGAGGCATGTTGGTACGAAGTAGAGGGAGGCAGAGAGACGGAGTATGGAGACCCGGAAAGCACGAATAAGTGCGTGCATGATTGTGCGCGACGAGCACGACAACATCGTAGAGGTAATCAACCAACTGAAGGATATCAGCACCATTCACGAGATCATCGTCGTCGATACTGGAAGTCACGACGACACTGTGGAGCTAGCACGGTCTCAAGAAGTAAATGTGCTATACTTCCCACTCACAGGGGATTATGGTTCGGCGCGCAACTTTGGCATCACGCAAGTACGAGAGGACACGGATTGGATTTGGGTTATCGACGCGGATGAGCGTATGAATCTGCAGCTTATCAGGTATCTCAGTTCTTGGACGGACCCTGGCGAGAACGTTAACGGCATGCGCGTACGCAGACATAACACCGTCGATGATCTTGAGTTAGACGGTGGTCGCGCGTACGAGTGGCACGTTCGGCTATTCCGTAAGGGCGTTCAATACTCGCGTGGGCTGCACGAAATGGCTATTGTAGCTGAGGGAGCTATCGCTAGTTTCGACCACACGTGCATCCTAGAGCACTACAAGACTTCAAAGCGACAGGAGATGCAAAACGACTGGTATGATGGAATTGCCAATGACGGCGGGTTGTACTTGAATCTCGGAAGTGGTGGACGCCCAATTCAAAATTGGGTTAACATCGACGCACGGCAAGTAGAGGGAGTTGATGTAATTCACGATCTTCATCAGCCTCTACCGTACGAAGATGGCACTGTTGACCGGATTTGGGCATCGCAAATCATTGAGCACTTTAGTTATCACTGGGCGAGCCAGGTGCTTGGAGATTGGGTACGCGTACTACGGCCGGGAGGTATCATTGAGCTTTCGACGCCGAATATCAACTCAGTCATAGACGCATACATGAATGAACGCGTATCGTACTTGCGAACCGTTCAGCTACTGTACGGCGGGCAGGCTACTCAGCAAGACTATCACTATCATACCGTTGAGCCTATGTGGGTGACTGGGCAACTTGCACACTACGGGTGTTCGCGCGTAGACGAGTTGCCTGGTGACTGGTGGGATCTAGTCATGAGAGGAGTTAAAGGTGACAATCATTGATAAGAGGCTTGTCGGTGCTACTCGCCTAAATCTCGGAAGCGGTACGGATCCGTTTCCCGGCTGGGTCAACATCGACATGTGTTCGTTTCCTGGCGTAGATCTTGTTCACGACTTGACCGAGGCACTACCTTTAGAAGATGAGAGCGTGGACGCTATATTCACTGCGCATACGCTTGAGCATATTAGCTATCGACTAGCGAGCTTTGCCGTAGCTGATTGGATGCGAGTGCTGCGCATTGGCGGTCGCATACAAATCATGGTGCCGAACTTGGAGTACTTGGTTGAGCAGTATGTAACTAGTAACGTACACTACCTACAACTTGTTCAACAGCTATACGGTGGTTTGTCTGATGCCTGCTTTGATACGCACAAGAATGCCATCGACTTTGCTTGGCTTCAAGGTCAGCTGGGTTGGTTTGGGTGTGATGTCGTACTTAGACTATCTCACGTGGACCCGACGGTGCTCAGTGTCATAGCTACTAAGTCACGACATGTTGACGGGATTGAAAAGCCCACAATTGCGCTTATCAAACCTAAGACAGTTGAGGAGTTGAACGAACGCAGAGCAAATGTGAAACACGATTTAAATACTGCGATGGGATCATCCAAGGAGACTGACTAATGAAGCTACTCATTGTAGGACTTGACGCAGCACCGATTAGGCTATTACAACCTATACCGCTACTGCGCGACTACAGTATGCGAAAGCTCAATGCCCCTGTGCCGCTATCAGGGCCGTCGTGGTTCGCTATATACACCGGACTACCTGCGAGTGAACATGGCGTTCTCGACGTAGTCGGACGTAAACTTTCGTGGGCAGGCGTAGTACCGAAAACGTACCCGGATGTCTACGACAAAACCATGTGGCACATTCTTGAACAGGCTGGAATTAGCTGCGGACTATGTAACCTGCCAACAGCAGTGCCAGTACTTCCCGACGTAGCGTCACTACATACTTCTGGCTATCCAGCACATCCAGATAGTATCGTGTGGCCCAAAAAGATGCTCGACACGTTGCCGACACGTTGGCTGGAGATGTGCGATCTAAGTCACTACGGAACGTTCTTAGGTGGTGAAGAACTGTGGCATAATGATTGGCCACAGCTCGCAAAGTATTGGACAGGCAATACTTCAGATATGCTGTTCAACGCAGTCATGGATGATAGCGTTGAAGTAGCTAAGTGGTTCACGCGGCACGCACGCGGCTTCGATGTGGGGTTCGTGAGTTTCACATTCATCGATCGTTTGGGCCACATGTTCGGGCTTTCAGAGATGGTAAAGAACGCATGCTCGGCTGTCATCTCAGAGATTATGCGTGTACTACGCCACGTATATGCTGAAAATATCTTGATCGTATCCGATCACGGTTTCCGCGACGAGCATGATCCTACTGCAGGGTTAATGCTTGAGCACCATGAAGCCGACGGTACTATTGGTCTACTATCACATAATAACGTGATGGAGCTACCCGAAGGAGACATGGTCAACACAGACGTGTTCCCGTTGGTCATGAAGCTGTTCGGCCTGGATGATGCAATACCCAAAGTCGACGATAACGTCTACGATGCCGAAGCTGAGAAAATAGTGCTCGCCCGTCTCGAGGGCCTGGGCTACATGTAGGTAGGAGTGCGCTATGTTACTGCTTACCGAGATCATGAGTGAGTTTCGACTCGCATACACGACGCGAACGCTTGACGACGATACACTACAAATGTTCGTCAGGCGTGCGGTACGATACTATAGCCGCTACAATCCCATTCTGTCTGAGGGTACGATTACTACTGTATCAAGTCAGCAGGACTATGATGTTGAAGCCGATTGTTTTGCGGTATCTGAAGTTGATTGGTGGCCAGCAGGATCGCCATACTCCATCATCGCGTTCAATATAACCGACGAGATGATTGTAGAGTATCCCGCCTTTGACTGGTCCATGTCGTCACGCATTCGGCGAAATATCGCACGTAGCTTAGCAGCAGAGCACGTGCGCGGTAAATGGACAGCTTTCAACAGGCAAATACGCTTGTGGCCTACTCCGGCTACAAACGATACAGAGATAACGTACCTATACTACAAACTACATGCGCTAACCACAGTGGCTAACGGTAGCCCCATCGCGTACCAGTACGCAAACATTCCGGCTGACGATCTAGACATCGTCGTAGATTTGGTACGAGCTGCGTATGTTACGTCGGCGGCTATTGAGGAGTCGATCGAGACTGACTACTCGGAGGGCTTCGGGTCGGAGAAGAGATCGCTAATACCTGAGAACGCTCGACGAGTAGCCAGCATGTTACGTAATGGTGTAGCCAAGCGCTATGGAGAAGTGCAATGCGCGGAGCTGTCATAAGACGTAGAGGAATCGAACAGCAAATATCTCGCGACGCGTGGGCGTGTACATGGTACTCAAGACCCGCGCGACAGGGATCTGATGCGACCGTGACTGAGTTTGTTGGCCGCATCCAGCCGCTAGCTACTGCACGTCGCTGGTTCGGTTCGTCAGTAATTCATGAGGAGCGCGACGCGGCATCATCGCGGTGGGTCATTCTAACGGAGTACGACGTTCCAGGAGAAAAGTTGAAGCCGGGAGATGAAGTACTCGTAGCTAATGCTGATGGTGGCACAACTATGAATCTGATAGTGATCAAGCACGACGCGTACGCATACAAGAATGAAATCCTCTGCGAGGAGCGGATCTAATGGAAAACGGCTCACACATTGTACGGAGACCGGGCGATGTGGGCTCGTTCACGTGCAGCCAGTGCGGAAGTGAGAACCTAGCCCTCCGCCTAATGGCGGATGATGCTGTAGTTGGTACAGCGTCTATACCGATAGTTGCGGCTGGTGTTGTTTGTCGCAGCTGCGGAAACTCACAAGACTTCGCAGTGGGAGGTGGTGCCTATGATGTAGTTGGTATTCCGAAGGAGGTTACTGATGGCGGATCCTCGTAGCGTTGACGCCGCTGATGCTGTCTTCAACCTGCTGCGCACAGGTGAGTCTGCGAGCTCCCTACGTGCGTTAGTCGTAGGCGGAACTGAGGGGGTGTATGAGGCAGGTGATGTAACTGCCCGACTCATCACGGAGCAAGAAGCCGTACGTCGAGCCTCAGAAGCCGCCGACAGTGAGCAGTGCAGCCAAGCGCTCGTCGTAGCCGTACACGACGCAGGAGAGACCAGGCTCGAACCTGGAATCTATCAACAAGTGGTAGTGGTACGTGCTTACGACCGCTTTCGTGGTTACCGAAACATCAAAGCCATCCGGCGCAAACTGATGAAGTTGTTACAAGGCGTTCCTTTCGTTCTTGTCGCCGAGGACGATGAGGAAGGAAGCATCCGCAAGGGTCTAGCCGAGAGCCGCTTCACAGGACGTACCGGACACAGATTCGATACCGCCTTTTTGGTAGAGTACGAAGCAGTAACGTTCGTTGCTACCGTAGGCGCTCATGACCTGTACTAACCAGGAGGAAAATTATGGCGTACGCAGGTTCATCAATTTCGACGGGCATCGGCCTTCGATACGTATACGTCACGGAACGTGATACCGACAACATGCCGTCTGTTCCAGCTGGCACTGCAATCGGTACCGCCTACCCTGGCTTGCGCATCGGTGGGGCGTTAGCTCTTACGATTACCATTCCCGATCCCCAGCGAGTCGCTGCACGTGGCGACGACCGAACGTACCACACGTTCCAGTTACCGCCCACGGACAGTCCGAGCGGCGAGTTGAGAGTGTCGAAGACGGCCATGAATGTCATTGCGTTGTTGTCTAACGTGCTGGTGTTCGGATCGGGCACTCAGAAGAAAATCGGCTTCGCGTCGGCCCAGCAAGGTCTGGAGCCGGCACTCATCCTGTGGGGTAGCCGACAGGCTATCGACTCAGATGATGACAGCATCTACTTCGGACAGCAAGTTTGGCAGACATACATCCTGCTGAATGCTCTCGCCTCGCCTCGACCGGCGAGCATGGAAGATTCTACCGTCGGCGAGTTCATGTACTCAATCGTTGCGAACGACGCCGGCGTCGACGAGCTGGGCGGTACATTCACCGCAGGTGTGCACGGCTTCACGCGCGCGCCCTATCTGATGGTTGTCACGAAGGGCAAGTTCGGACTGGACACGTTCGTTGGCGACAGCGCCGAGGTAGACTTCGTGCTAAGTAACACCCCATCGTCTGACTCTAACACCATTGTTGCAGTCGACGGCGTGGTCCAAACGCTGACTACGGAGTACACTGTGTTGACAAACACAGTCACGTTCGATTCAGCACCTGGTACAGATGCAAAGATCGTCATCGAGTACGAGTGGTAGTGTAAAAGCAGGGGGACGGGGAGAAATCCCCCTCCCCCTGTGCACCTGGGGCATACAAGGAGAGGTTACATGGCAACTAAGGAAGTTCGATATACAGACGATGAGTATAGCGTGGTAATTACCGTACGTCGTGCATCGTTTGATGACGGCTTAACACGCGTATTACTCTCACGACAAGTGGTTGAGAATCTCGATGAAGACTTTGCAGAGGAGGGGACACCGGAGGGTGTACTTGCGGGTTTGGCTGGTATGCGATCAATAGCTCGCGGCATTACTGTAGCCTCGATGTATCCTGCATGTATGTGTGTTACTGTCACAATCGACAATCATCCTGATGCAGTGAAGCCATTGAGTTTGAATATGACTTCGTTCGAGTTCATGAAGCTTCCGGAGGATCTCGTATCTGCGTGGCTTAACGCCGTGTATGACTTGAACCCGAAGTGGCAAATGGAACGCGATGAGCCTGCTGCATTGGGGGAAGCGAGCGAGCCAGTAGACAACAGCAGCTTGACGCCCGTCTCATCGCCTGGCTCAGAGCTGAAAAACGAGGCGGAAGTGGCTTAACGGATGAGGAGCAAGAAGAGATAGATAACGCTTGGGATCTGGTAGAACCCGAACGCGCCTGGGGGGTTTGGCAAACGCTAGAAAGCTTCGACTGGAATTTTCTACCTTCTGCAGGCGGTATACTAGATCAGGACGAGTCGCTAATGTCGGACCTACGTACTATCTCATGGCGGAAGGGCCGACTCAAAGAAATGATGGGTACTGAGCAATGATAGCGATAGAGATCACAACGCACAGGGGCGAAGGGGATAAAGCGTTCGCGGAGCTCGTGAAGACGATAGAACGATTTCCGCGAACGGCCGCGCCCCATGTGCTAGCCGCGATGGAGCAAGTAGTTACTGACTTGTTTCGCTTTCAAGGCACACTCCCAAGCGCGTCGTACACTGCGAACGCTTGGGAGGATTTAGATCCTATTACGGTTAGAGATCGATTTGAGGAGGGTTTTAGAAAGAACACGGTACTAGTCCGCACTGGATCACTGCAAGAGAGCGTCATAGGTAGCGGTACTATTATTATGTTAGGTACTTCAGCAGTCATAAGTCTAGGGCCTGACGACTGGAGGTACAAGACACTTTTTGCGGGTAGCGAGAGAGATCGCCTACCTGGTAGGCCTATGGTACCAATCGGATCACAAGGATACGAAGCTACTGAGTTACTTGTAGGTGAGAGAACTATAATCCCACTATACGAGGCAGAGATCGAGCGAGGAGTTGAATATGGCGGACTCATCGGCTGATTATCGCTGGGTAGTAAAGGTTGATGATCAAGCGTCTAGAGAAGCTGTACGTATTCAGAAAGCAGTAACGGCTGCTCTGAGTGCTGTGGCGAAAGCTGAAGGTGCTTCTAGTCGTGAGATTACAACTATGAATGATCTGGTCACCTCTGGATCACGGAGGTGGTCAGACTATATCTCCAAACTGACAACCGTGAATCAGCTGATGACGCAGCTCACCACGGTTACTTCTAGTACTATGAAACAGCTTGAAGTAAGCCAAGCAGACGTATTTGCTCCTCTTGTTGACAGCGCTCGTAAAGCTTATGATGAATTAGTTGGCCACTCAATTATTCCTAAGCTTGATGAAAGAATCACGGCACATCTAGATAATATACGTAACAACCTTAAGAAGACGCTAGACGTAACCGCACTTGGCGAGTTCACTTCTGGAGAAGAATTTGCCAAGAGCATTCGACACGCTGAGACGAATACCGAAGCGCTAGTCGAGAGTTTGAAAATTTTAATTGGTCTTAAGCCGCAACTATCTGCTATTCTGGATGGATTTACCGATGCTGTAGTATCTACAAATACAAGCTGGGACGACTCAAAACGATTACTTGGTACGTACAGAACGTTTCGAGGCGGCGGGTCGGGCGCAAATATATTTAATCGAGTACGTGACAAGGACCCAGATTCGACAGGCAGTGGAGAGTCTGACGTAGCATCATCTACTGTACTCGAAGCGTATTTGCATGAGGTCTTTGGTCATGGTGTACAAGATTTTATTGCTCGCGCGCTATCGGGATCAGCTGGTGCGTATGATGCAGTAATGGCCGATGCAGCAGCGTCGTTAGCTCCTATAGTAGGTGAGTTCTTAGTAGAACGTACATCGTCACTGTCGACCGCTGTTACTGAATCTTGGGCTCTTGCTGCTGCTAAATACTACAAGGCGATGATAGAGCAAGAGGGACCTCCTACAGAGCTCATTCCAGAAGCTACAGCGGTAACTGAATTTTTGGGTCGCGCTGAGCAGGTAGTAATAGATTCTGTAAAAGAACAAATCCGTATAATAGGTGATACGGACAAGGCTATAGCGTCAATAAAAGCAGAGGGTGGCGATACAGACTTTGGCAGCGGTCCGTACTCTACACGAAAACCTGAAAAAAGCTTAACTCCCGAGTCCATATTGAAAAGTGTTGGACTCTCTGCAGAAAATGAAGGGGCTTTGGGGATTGCACGTTCAGCTCTAACCGAGATGAACACTGAGCTCGTTAAGCATGAAGATATCGTTGCTAGTGTGTCTGAGTCTGTACGACGGCATTTTGCTGCGCTATCTGGTGTTGAACGCGACTTGATTGCAGAAGCTGCAGCTAGCTTCAAACAGCTTGGGACTGCTACAGTTACTGAGGTTGATAAGATCGCAGAAGCTACGGGTGGGGATAATGTGTTCGCTAAATTAGTAGCGGATGCACAAGGGGCTTACGATGAGATGTTTGCCCACTCTTCCATCTCTAATATGGTTACGGAGTTCTTCAAAGCTTTCAGCCAAATTGAAGAAGCTACATCGAGTACGGATCTATTTGACAACATTACAAAAGCAGCTGAAAGAGCTAACGTAGATCTGGCGACGCTTATTAACCAGATAGCTGAGATAGCCGGCAGTAAGTTTACAGGTGTTGATATAACTGCAGGAATTCATGCGCCTGAGCTAGAACAAGCGGGCGAAGCAGTTTCTAGAATTAACACAACTGCAATTCAACTAGCTATGAAAGCAGCTGCAGATGCTGTACAGACTGCGTACTACACAGAGCAGCGAGGAGCTGGACCTTATCAAGAGAGAGGGGCCAACAAAGCTGCTGAAGATGCTATACGTGATTTCGCCAAGGCGTTGCGGAATGCTGTTGAAGTCGCGAATCACTACGGCGGCATAATTGAAAAGGTTGATAGTGCAGAGCTTGAAGCTTTAGACCGCGCAAAGAAAAAAGTTGATCTTGAAGTGAAAGCCGCAGCATCGTTAAAGTTGCTAGAAGATGCAGGACAAAGCGTCCCCAAAATAATTGACGACGTACTCTTCCAGTTCGAGCGGCTACCTGTAAAAGAGGGTGGGACGCAGATATTTGATACTTTGAAGCAGGCTGCTACACTTGCTGCACAAGAGCTTGAAGTATTCTTTGAAGTACTGGCGAAAGGTTTTGGATCAGGTATTGGTGGTACGGGTATAAGACATGGGTTAATAGCTGGTCAGCTTGAACCTATGGAGGGTTATCCAACACCAAAAACGAATGAGTGGGCTCGTGAGATCATTAAAGCAATTGGTATAGCCAATACGGCAGGTAAGGAATCTGCTGAGACTCGCGAGCTTTCTACAAATACTAAGGAGCGTGCGGCGGCTGAAAAGGTGTACGCAGACTCGCTACGCGACTTGGTAGCAGTTATCGCCGATGTTTCAGAAGCATCCGCACCACTTCGACATGCGCTAGTTGAGCGTTATGAATACAATAAGATATTCGAGAAAGCTGAAGATGCACGCGGCAAAAAGGCAATGGAGTACGCGCACGTCACTGCGATTGGAGCTAAAGCGACTGCGCTGGCGACTGCTGCAGAAGCTGCAGGTATTTCTGTAGAAGAGAAAAAGAAAGTACTACAAGATGCGCTAACAGATTCTGTTGGTCGGTTGAATGATGCGGGCCGTAAGCAACTAGCACTGGAGAATAAGAAGTCCGAAACTAGTCGTGCAGTATCTGGTGTAATAGATGAAAGTATAGCAGCGGCTGAAAATCGCATACGCGTCTTAACAGGAATGCAGATGTTAGGACAGCAGAAGACCGGTCTAACGGGACTACTTGGTGGTTTAAGACTTGGCAGCTATTCAGGCGAGGGAATGGGAGTTGCTTCACCTGGTGGAGGTGGAGGGGCTTTTTCCATCAAGCCTGGGACGTTGCCAGCCGACTTCAAATTCCCATCCGACGCGGACGTTGCTAAGTATCAGTACGTTGCTCAGGCGGCTCGTACAGCAATAGCCATGGTGCAGAACGATACGAAAAAAGCTACTATGGATATGTCTACGTTCATCGATATGGTATCGGGTTCATTGAACGATGCCACGATGCAGTTCTTCGGACTACGTAGAGCTAGCTACGCCCTTAAAGAAACTGGACGCGACATATCTGAATGGGGTCAGAGCGTTCTAAATGTGCTTACCGATGCATCTAAGGAGTTTCTTAAGTTCAACGAGGTCGTTGTACGCGCAGCATCTGCTATGGAGACGCCGCGAGATCAGTGGGGGATGCTAGGTAAGTCGATTGAAGATAGTGCAGCTAGCTTAGGTCTCTTTACAGCTCCTGAGATAGCTGAAGGTCTTCGCAAGTGGGCTGCTGGCGTGGGCGCAGTTGTAAAAACTCAAGAAGATCTGCAGAACGTACTACAGCAAACTGCCGATCTACAAATACTGGCCAAGATTAACAATACTGACTTGGGCGACACCATGGAATACGTTGGTGGTGCTGTGTGGGAATTCGGGCTATCACTTGCTGATACTTCACGAGTCATCGAAATTTTTAACTATGTATCAGCTAAGACGTTTGCCGATCTTAAAGACGTTGGTGAAGCATTTAAGATGGTTGGTCCAATGGCAGCTAGTTACGGTGTGCAGATTGAGGACATCGCTAGCGCGTTCGGTTTATTATCTAACGCCAACGTTCGTGGTACGATGGCTGGTCGCGCAGTTAGACAAATGTTCATTCGGCTAACCGACCATGGTAATGATTACGATAAAGCGATGAACGTTGCTTTGGGTATAACTAATGAGGTCTCTACCGCTTGGGAAGAAATAGTATTTCCGGGGGGAGAGTTTGTGGGGTTAGCTCAGTACATTGACATGCTATCTGCAGCTACGGAGAACTACAACACGCAGCAAAAAGCTGAGTTCATATCGACTATTGCTACAGCAAATGAAGCGGCAGCGCTGACTCAATTAATTAACGAACAAACAAAAGCACGTAAGTACGGCGTCAACGTTATTCAAGCCTGGACTAAGGTACAGGTAGGCGCTAGCGATGCAGAAACTAAGAGGTTTAAGAAGTATATTGAAGCTGTTACAGGTATGCCGTTCTCAATGCAATCTGCAACAGATTTGCTAGGAGAGCAAACTGAGAACTACGTTGACAACGTTACGACACAACTAGATCGTGTAGAGAATTCGTGGGAGAACGCCAGAAGGTCCGTAGGCGAAGCGTGGGCAACCGTCATAGCCGATCCAGTTGAAGGGATTGCTGATGCGTCTCAAGAGTTTGCACGCTTTGTATCGAAGATACCGGCTATTCCCCAGCTCATTGGTGGTATCGCAGGTGCTTTAGCTTTTATAGGCAAGGGTGTAGAGCTAGTGGGTCAGTGGGTTGGTATTACTAGCAACTTACTGGTAATGCGTGCTGCTGCGACTAAGTTTACTATAGCAGTTACTGAGTTCGGTGCCATTGTAAATAGACTAGCTGGTCAGCAAGCTGTCACGGATGTTAAAAAGCAGGGCGTTAGTGGGACTGGTAGTTCGACTAGCTTTTTTGGGGGTGGCGCCGCCTCTAAAGTTGGCCAAGTCATGGGAGTAGCTTTCGTAGCAGTTACTGCAGCTAACTTAGGTGCCTCGTTTGCGAACGCAGTAGGCAGGTCGGAGTGGTACCAAGATTTTCTTGCGCAGCTGGGTACCTCTAACCCATACGTAGACAGTCCGGAGGGCCCAGCAGAGAAGCACTGGTGGAACGTAGTGGGGGACGCTGCTGCGATTGCGATCGGCGGATTAGAATATGCCTTTGCGAAGCTAGTTGAAAGTAGTGTTACTGGCGCTCATGTAACGCGTGAGTGGCACGAAGGCGTAAAAGATGTAATGTACGGAATATCGTCGTTTGATAGAAATGTTAGATCCGCTGCTGACGCTGCTTCACTGTACGCATCCAATACAGCACACTTGATTAAAATGACTGGTAAAGAAAAGCAAATGATGCAGGGTAGCGAGTCGGGACTATTTGCTCCATTCGTGTCGATGCCGGAGTTCACTGACGCGGAGCAGCAATCGCTAGACGTCCTAGATGCCTACTACGAAGATCGTGAAGATCTTATTGAGCGTTACGAAGAGCGACGACTAAATATACTAGAGACTTTCCGTGATGCTGTTGTTAACGGCTTAAAAGACCATCGGGAGCGCTTGCTCGATATAGATGAAGACTACTACGAAGCTGGTGTTGATGCTGCTGAGGACTATCAAGAGCGTATTGCAGATCTCGCAGAGAGTTATCAAGAGCGGCTAGTAGACATCGATGCTGACTACAACGAGACAGTAGCCGATCGGGAAGAAGATAATCGCGATAAGCTAATTGAACATGCTGAGGATTACTACAAGAAGCTACAGCGAATGCGCGAGGATCACCTCACGCGAATGGATGATCTAATTCTCAATCGTGACGCTCGTGGTATTCTCAACGAGATGCGTGATCACCGAAAGAACGTTCGACGTGCTGGAGAGGATGAAGAAGAGTGGCAGCGGAGGCAAGCCGAAGGCGCTGAGAAGCAACGACAACAAGCCATTGAGGATCGCGCAAAAGCTAGAGAAGACGCACGTAAGGATTACGAGAAAGCTCTGGCGGATGCTAAAGAGGCAATGGAGAAAGCTGCAGCTGAACGCGCTAAAGACTACGCGGAGCAACGAGCAGATGAAAAAGAGAGATGGAGTGAGTGGCTTAGAGAACGGTCAGAGTCGCGCGATGACGATCTAAAAGATTTGGAGTCTGCAAACAGAGATGAACTCACCGCGCTAGAAGAAGCTACCCGTGAGCAGATCAACGAGATTATGGACGCCGCTAAACAAACGTCTGAGGAGTTGCGGGCAGAATACTATACGCGCCTAGAAGACCTTGATAGATTTCTAACAGATTACAAGGCGAAGCTAAATGACTCGGCTTGGTACACACTTCCACAAGGCTTGCTCAACCTGATGGAGCTATTCGGTCTCGACTTGGCGAACATATTTGATAATCTAAATGCTCCGATACCGACTCTTGATGCAATTCAGGGCCTATCTCAAATGCAATCAATGTCCGTAGCTAACAGCCGCAACGCAGCACAGGGGCAGGGGAAATCCATAGTGATACAGCAAACTGATTGGCGCTTCCAGGGGTCGTTCACAAACGCTGATAAGGACTGGTTCAAAGACCAAGCGCGCGAGAGTGCGTTCCAAGCGGTTGAAGAAGTATTTGTGGAGGTTGGGTAGACATGGCAGACGTATATAGCTACATGCTCGGCCTAACATCAGGCACGATAGTAAACGTAGAGACGTTGATGTCGCCACCTCGAAGCGAGTATCAGCCGTTTAGTCTGTTTTATACGACGGGTGATGGTCAAGAGCTTGGAGACGGGCATGCCAAAACAACCTGGGTGATTGACTACATGACTGAAGCGCAGCTACAAACACTAATGACGTACTTCGGTACGGCTCAGTCTGTTACCGGCTACATTCGTACGCGCAGCGATACACGCGCGTGGGTATACCGAACCGGCAAGATGCATCGACCGAAAGTGCCTGAAGATATGACGATGGCTCCTCTTGGAGCTAAAGACGTTACGATACGCTTCACACAGCTAGAGGCGTTTACACCTTAACGGAGTTTAACATGCCGGCATTGAGCGCCGGGGAGCTTGTGCTACTGCGCACGCACCCCCACAAAATAAAACTATATATGGCGGTATTAAATCCTGCTGTAGTTGCAACGTTTACTATCCAGGACGCTGCTCCTACTAACGGTCAGCGTTCGTTCACGTGTACACTGGCGTCTGGCGACGTTAGCGATATACTTGAGGGCATGACCGTAGCTGTCAAGTCGGCAGGTGGTACGCTTCGCAGCAGAGTACGTTTCCGTGATTGGTCCCTAGCTGGTACGTACACTGTAGTGATTGCCGAGAATAGTATTGCATTTGAAGCCGCCGATCAACTTCTCATTGAGAAGGACTTTCGTATCTGGCCTGTATATCCTCGAGCGGTTCACGACGCCGTAGCAGATACAGTAACGTGGTACAAAGACTACGACGTAGCATACACAGACGATAACAAGTACTTCTCGCCTGTACCTATCATGGGTCCGCCTGCGTGCGCGTTTATCTCCGGCGGGGTAGCTAGTGTGTACTTCGACGGCTCTAAGAGCTACATGATAGACGACACCGCTATCTCTACATATACATGGCTCTTTGAGGATGCTGATACACCTAGCTCCGTTGCAGCCACTCCTGGATATATAGACTGGAGCACTGCGGGCGTGTACTTGGTCAGCCTGACGGTACAAGCCGCCAACGGGAAGAGCCAGACGGGTTACCGTCAAGTATTCATCTTCGACGAGAACAACATGCCGTGGACGGATTTCATCGTTGAGTCTGCACAGGGCTCTGAGAGTAATGGTGGATGGTCGTGGGACATCAAGGTATTCGAGGATGCCAACCAAGATGACTTCCCGGGCGGCGGGTTAGTAGTTCTGTTCTCAAATGCATACTACGGGGATACGCTAAAAGCGTTCGGCTCCCCGTACACTGGCAGAAACAACATTCGCGGTGTTGGCTGGATTGAAGAGAATACCATTGACTGGAAAACTGGCGCATCCACTGTTTCGTTTAGCGTGGTGGGTCCGTCTGGCGTGTTGGGCCAGCAGGAGCAGTTCTCAGTAGCTCTAGACGATAGCATACAAGCAGACCCCACCGACTGGCATCAGATACTCAATCTATCAACACACACAGGCATGTACCACTACATCCAGTGGCACTCAACGTTATTTAGTGCCGTCGACTTTGTACTACCAAACATCACGTCGTGGAAAGATCAGTGGGGTCCCTATCGATTAAAGTTCCTGGACTTTATGCGCGGCTCTATGTGGGATGAGATTACCAAGCTGGGCGAAGACGCGTTCATGATTCCAGCTGCCGGCAGGCACGGATGTGTTTGGGTTGACTACGACCCCGAGTTTGTACCAGACGACGACGAAGACGGTCATGATTACTTAGCTGACTTTCCCACTATCGCAGCCATTACGTCTGCCGATCGCGTGGGCGATTTTGAGATACCCCAGCGTCACTACAACCAGACTAGTTGGGTTGACTTTCAAGGCGTAGCGTTTGACGGCGCAAACGTACATCCGCTTATAGCATACGCTCCAGGAGACGCCCCCGACTACACGGGACAGGCGATGCAAAGCTATCGACACATCTTGGACTCCACAGCTGGCTCTAGGCAGAACTTCGCTAATCGTTTAGCCGGTCGTGTATTCGCAAAAGAGAACAACTCTATTGAGGACTTCACGTGGACGTTTCCAGGCGACTGGTTCGTGTTTGATCTAACGCCGGTGGAGACGTTTAGTATCAGTATTCCAAAAGCGTCGAACATACGCGAACTAGCGTGGGCAGCAAAACTAGCGCGTGCGATTTCTATAACCGATGAGTACGATCATGAAGCAGGCACTGTTGTAGTATCTGCCGAGCTACATACGCTGACTAGAGGCGAGCCTGGCGTGGACGGTGACTACCCTCCCGACGAGCCTGACCCACCCGTTCCCACACCACCCTCCCCTCCCCCTGTGGCCCCGCCCCCGCCACAGCCGCCAGAGACGGGAATCTCGGATGGACAGCATGTACTAGCGTCGTTCGTAGCCGATGATAAGTTGCGGGTAGCTAAGTCCGATTTGCTATTCGAAACTACACCAACATGGACTGCTATCGATGATGGTGGTTGGGCAGTAGCTTCAGGTGATCAAGGAGATATACCACGCGATCCACTTAAACTAGATCCGTGGTCGGACTACAACAAATGTCTAGCCGCAACACATTGGAAGATCTATGGCTGCGACGCTTATCGAGCAACTACACCTGCGTGGTCAGAGATATGCGACGTGCGTGAAGTTGTGTGGGAAGTGATTCTAGGATCACCTGGTGGAGTAGCTTACACAGATCTGAATGTGATCATTCGCGACTACCACTTGTCGATTCACGAAGAGGACTTCATACTAGTTGGTGCATCGTCGTTGGGTGGCGTGACTGAATCGGTGTCCTACTTGTTGTGGACACACGATCGCGGAACTACTTGGCACGGAACAACTATTACAATGAGTGACGGACCGCTCGAAGCTGTTGTCGATATTGAATCGATTGAGCTAGATGAGCGACCAGATGCAGACATCATCGATTGGTACGGTTTCCCGGCAGACTCTGATATAGCGTCTATGAGACCATTCGCATACGTTAGTAAGAGTAGCAGTTGGAGATACGAGATACTGGGATACAGACTCAACGAGAGGGGCGCTGCAGGCGAAGACTTCGAATGGACTGACTTTGAAACTGCTGGGTCGGTGCCCCGAAT